CGGTTCTTGTCGCTCTGGCGACCGCGTGAAAGCGTGTCAGTGTGAGAAACCTACCAAATGGTATTGGAGGACCACTATGCCTAAAAGGCAACTGAATGACGTCTCCGTGCGGTTGAGAACGGTGGGGTTGCACCCCTCTGTAGTCACACAATTAGTGCAACTGGTCGAGAAATGGGAGACACATCACGGTGCAGAGCGCACTGTGGTGTGGTTAAAGTCTCTCAAAACCGACTTTGTGAGGATGCTAGCAGGGTTGGAGCCTTGTGGGGCCTATGCCAAGAAAACCCATCGAATGCCTGATGGAAGACTTATCAGAATTCCAAAAGGACCCTTCGGTGGACTATTCGTTCAAGGCCTTACGGCTGGTAACAGTCGTAGGAAGTACCACAAGGTATGGCAGGCACTCATCATTCACACACGGTTTGTGAGCCGTGAGGTGAGATGGAACCAGTGGAGAAAGTTCTCCTCTGCTGTGCGAAAACCGAAGCCAACGAAGTCCGAACTGCGCGAAGCGCGTCGTTACGTTAGCTCAGGTCTCGGTACCCTACCGAAGCCAGGACGTTACGAGTTTCAGCCCAAACCTCTGATAACCTTCCAACCAAGAGAGGGTAAGAGGATTCCGCATGGCAGGAAAACCCTGCCAGAGAGTAACCTCCTTCACCAGTTGAGGGCGGTACTAAGCCTTAACGTGTTCGATGTGGAGGTCTGCAAAGACCTTATCGAGCCCGTTGTAGCTGGCACGCCATACGCCGGCAAGGTGATCTCTCGGGGATACCCCGTCATTAAAGGAGCCGTGAGGCCCCTTCATCATGTCGGGACAATCGGGTTCATTCAAGAGCCCGGGTTCAAGCTACGCGCCGTCGCTAACCCTAATCGGGTGCTGCAGCGCGCGCTAGACCCCCTTGGGGAATTTGTCTTCCGCTGGTTGGGAAGGGTCCACGAAGACTGCTGTTATCACCAAGAACTTGGTGTATTCGCAGTCCAGGGTAAGATCGCTGAGGGGCAGCAATGCCACTCTATCGATCTTAGTAACGCAACTGATCTCTACCCTTATGAGATCTGTGATATGGTCCTTGCATTCGCAAGAGTGCCGGGATCTGCCCGACGCCTATTGGAGGGTGTGTCGCGGGGTACTTGGCAAGTACCCTTCTCCGCTAAACCTATATCCAAGAAAGTAAGGGAGTTACAGTGGGCCCGTGGAATACCTTTGGGTTTGAGACCATGCTTCGCTCTCTTCTCCTTAAGCCACCATGCCCTTGTAAGAGGCATTTGTGTGGAACTGGGGAGGTATAGCCTACCGTCGGGACAAACCGATTTGCGATCGGCCCTTTTCCCTTACAGGATCCTTGGTGATGACATCGTCATCTGGGATGACTCTGTGGCGGTAGAGTATAAGCGCATTCTGGGTATTATGGGATGCTCCATAGCCTTGGAGAAGTCAATCTCGTCATCGAGAGTGGCTGAATTCGCAGGAAGAGTTATCCTGCCGAATGTTATCCTCCATGGACTCAAGTACGGGGACGAGACCCATGACAACTCGTTCTTGGAACAAGTTAAATCTATGGGGCCGCGCACCATCAAAACCTTGCTCCCTAAGCAAAGGGAAGTTGCACGCTACCTGTCAGAGGCAGCTGCTCCTATTGGTTTTGGATGGAACCCGAGGGGGCTTCCTTACACAGAGCGCCTAGCGAGAGCTATGGCGTGGGAGATGGCATCTCCTCGTAAGTCTGATGTTGGGCGAGCCGTCCAGATCCGCGTGGCGATGGCTAATTGGTACTCTTACAGGTACTCTGACATTAGCTCACATCGCCTTGCTGGTTCGGAACCCAGGTCAAAAGCCTGGGACCCGCTATCAATCGACCAGATTGATAGTAGACCCGAGTTTCTCGGAATACCTGTGGAGGCATTCGCAGGGAATGTCGAGGACGTACTGCAATTGCAGCGTGTCGACAAGGGTCTGAAGGATGAGTTCTTCACAGAACTCCTACGCGGTTGGCACCTCCTTTCTGGGGGACCGATCCATGATCATCCTTATAATAAGCCGCTTATACAGAGCCTCTATCCACGCTTGAAGCGCGCTAGGGAGATTCTGCCTAGTGTGCGGGCGATGTTGGTTAATCCCATCATTGGCCCAGGTGTGGACCAAATTGTGTGACTTCTCAACATCGG